ATATCAAACGGCCTCGGTCAAATCCTTTTCCGTAAAGTGAACCCATCGCGCCAATAAATAATTTACCCGCATCAGGATTGTTTGACCGGCTGACATTATCGCCTTTGCCCTTTGGCCCAACCCAAGATTGACCACTTGGAAACTTACGGCCGGCAGTCTCATAAATTGCTCCGGCTGCTGAGTTGTTTCGCACATAATACTGAGCGCGATAGCCCTGACGATTTTGAATGCTTTTGCCTTGGCGATAGACAATGCCGGCCTTGACTTCAGCCGTGTCAAAAAGAGGAAATTTGCGCACTCGGCCGCTTGTGTTGAACACCGCTTGGCTCTGTACCTTGCCGCGCTTTTCCCATCCTGAAAGATATGTTGGGAATCCCTGGGGCACATCCCCTCGCGCTTTATCACGAATTGTTAACATTGCAGCTTTGATTTCAATGTTCATTTGCTTAGTCAAGTCTCTATCAAACTTGCGCATTGCCTTCAAAGTGGGTTCAACGCCGGTGATGTTTAGTGGCACGGGCCCTCTCCTTCGCTCTGTCGTTTAGTACCTGAAGCACGGCTTTGAACATTCTTTCGTCAAGATCTAAAACTTCGTTAGGGCTTATCTTAAGCTCCACCGCTAGTGAGGCCACTAGATAGGTGAAACTCGCCCGTTCTATTTTTTTACTGGTTCATCATCCATAACTTCGACTGAAATCAAAGTTGCTAGGAATTCCTCGCCAAAAGGTGGGAGCACCTCAATGCGAGAAAGCGCGTTGTGACATAACCAGTAAATATCACTCTGTTTTTCTTCGTCACGAAATTGCTTATGAATTCCCTTGCCTGTGAACTTTTCAAACGCATATTCAACCAAAGGGGTGATTGGAACAATCACATCCCCTGAGGCCCTGGTGATTTTCAAGCGTGCCATTTTTTGCTCCTTAGAATGCAACCGATGAAGAAACGGTCACCGTTGTGTTTACTGTGAATGAGATGCTGGATGCAGCTTCATCGCCAACGCCGCCTATACCCACTGGGGTTAGGTTGTTGACAAAGATTGAGAACTGATATGTTGGATTTGTTGCACTTACTGCGGTTCCCTTAACGGTAATCATTGAAACCGCCAAAGTCGTTGCAAATGCTGACTGAAGCGTTGTCATGACTGCTGATGCTGCCCAGTCATTGAAGAAGTCAATTTGTAAAGTTGCGCTTTGGAGCCCACCGACTACACGATGAGAAAGATCGCCCATTGTTGTGACTTCCAGCTCATCTACAATTTGCGTTAAAGTAATTGCACTCACATAACTTGAGATGTCAATTGAAGGAACTGTTGGCGCGGCTGCGGTTGCGAGTTTCACGCCAACATTGTTATTTAGATAGATAGCCATTTATTTTTCCTCGGTTTCTGTTGTCGTTGGCTTCGCAGCCTTTGTATCTTTGATCTGACCGACTTTGACAAGCCAAGCCAAATTCTCTGCGTTTGTGTCGCTCATTTTATCTCCTATGACCAAGTGGTAAGAACGGTGATACTAAAATCCGATGTGAGCATGGGCCCGCTCGGTGCATCCAACACTGAAGGAGCTGAAGCACCGGTGATGTTGAATACTAAAGTTGATGAAGCTAGTTTGTTAAACACGGCCACAATCGTGCTTTCAATGCCGTTCAAATTTCCCTGGTTATCAAGATACGGCACGGTCATGATGACCTTGAAGTTTGCCATGCATGAAATTGAAGCCTGTGAATTATTAGACGGGACTAAATAAGGGTCACTAGGTGCAACTATCACTGAGTTGGCAAGAATTACTGGGGGCGGGAAGCTGAAGGTTGACCACACACCGGCATTGGCTAAAGCCGTTGCTATCGTTGTGCGTAATGTTGTCAGTGCGACTGGTGGCATCTTTCATCCAACCATTGCGCCTGGGCTCAGGTACGGCGCAAGCAAGCCGCGAATTGATGCCATTAATGTGTTTGACATTCTAAATGGGCTTGGAGCGTATCCATCAACGCCCATTCCGCCGTTCTGCGTAGCTTGTCGGGATTGCCAAATGTTTGTTGCCAATATCATTGAGGCTGAACGAATTGCTGCGGTGTTGGCATAAGAAGCAGTTTTATGATCAGGGCCAGTCATCGTTCCATAAGGTAGAACAAGGTGTATCAATTCATCGGTTCCAGTGCTTGCGTATTGAATGTATTGGTATCCAAGCGGGAACACCCAACGGCTTGGAAGATAAGGGGCACTCACTGAAGTTGGATAAGGGCTTGTGCTAGTGATTGTTTTTGCGCCATTAAATCCTGCACCGCAGCCGCTAATTGTTACAACTTGACCAACTACAAATTGACCAGGGTTGGCAATGATTGCCGTTGCCACATTTGCTGAACGCCCAGTTGCAACAATTGGTGCAGTGTTAAACCAAAGAAATGAGTTGATGAGATCTTCAGCAGTCTGAGCACATTCTTCAACCGTAGCATCTGAATAAAGCGTGCCAATTCCCAGTGAATCGCGTAATTCTTGCATAGTCACATAAGTTGCGGCCATCATCATTCCTTTCTTTGATAAGGCTTACAGGGCCAGGGCCTCCTAGCCCTGTAAGCGGCTTAGGGTTTTATCAGGTTAGGTTATAGCGTTGCAAACCACCGGAAACAAGTGTCTTTGTCGCAAAATAACCATAAAGCATTGTGGAAATTTCACCAGTCGCAACAACATTGACGGAAAGTGTCAACTTTGGTGACTCGTAAATTGCAATGCTCATTGGGTTAACGATAAACGCTGCATCATCAATTGTGGTTGAAACCATGTTTTGGTCAACCCATAAATCTAAGCCCATCATATCGCCGCGCAATCCGCGTGGAGTTGATTGGCCATTGGCGTTCATTGGTGAAGCTGCGTTGAATATGCTGCGCCCAGTTGTATCCAGGCTGCCGATTAATAGCGACCAAACGGAAGTGCCTGCAATGAATGCAGTTGCAGTCTCTCCGCTTGCTGCATAAACGGCTGGTGCAGCTTGTGCAACATATGCCTGAAGTCCGGCAATTGTTGCAGCTTGAGCAGTTGCTTGTGTTCCACCTGAAACAATTTCTGCAATTACTGCTGCATCAGATGCCTTAGCGTAAGCTCTTAAACAATTCTCATACATCGCGGAATAAAAGCTTGGATCTGATCTGTCAAGCAACTCTGTTGAATAAATCTGAGTGCCCGCTAGTTTTACCACGGTAGCATTTACATAGCTAGAGACAATCTGAGTTGCAGCAGTTGATGCGCCTTCAGCAACTGTTCCAATTGTCGCATTCGTTGTAATTTTTGGATGTGAAATTGTCATGCCTGAAGGAGCCAGGGCGCGTGCTCCACCTAATGCATCAATTGTTGGTCGTGACATAACTGATGTATCAATAACGCTTGAAACATATTGTGTCGGAGAAAATGCCGGATTAGTCGTGAAGCTATCGTTAGCTGCTTCAATTTTTCTAGCTTGTGCATCTGCTGCACGGATATAATCGCGTGAAGTATCATCACCCATTTTGGCTTTGATTGCGTGCTCAAGATATTGCGCTTGTGTCTTAATTGGTGAGCGAACTTCGCCAACAATATAAGATGCTGAAACAACTGGGCGTGAGGCATCCACAACGGGAGCCTCTGCCGCAGTTTCTGGGGCTGTATTATCTGGGGCTGTCGTCATGACATCCTCACTTTCTGTCTCGGTTTCGACCTCAACGATTGTCGTATTGATCGTAGTTGTTTTCGTACTTGTAGAACTTGCCGCCTCAATTTCGGCCTGGCTTGCGGCAACGCTAGTGACAATCGCATTTTCAAATGCGGGCGATTCAACAAGGCTAACTTCAATGAGCCTTGCGCTAGTAACTAAAAGATGTGTATCTGTTGGCAGTGATGCAATCACTTCAACACCGACTGACAAACCTGAAACCAAATCTTCAGCCGCAAGGGTTAAATAATCTGTTCCCTTGCTGCTGCTAGAAATTTTAAACGAACCATAGATGAATTCGCCTTCATTGCTAAAAGATTGAGCACGGCCGATCGGATTATTTGGCTCATGTTGCGCAAGCAACTTAATGCGGCCAGGTGACGGAATCTGAATTGATCCGTGCTCAAAAACAACGGCCCCAACTGAAGTGTGACCAACGGCCCCATATTCCATGATTTTGCCTGAGATAACCCGGCGTTCAGTATCAGCCGCCTGGATTGGCGTGCTAAAGGTTAACTTCATGATGCATCTCCATTCGGTGATAAGTTTTCCATTGCTTTTGCTTGATCCAAAGTGATTAATTCAAGTGTCAGCATTTTTTCAATTGCAGCTAAGCGGGCACTGGCATCAGCACGCAAAAATGTTTCGTCAGAATTAAAGCGCACAACATTTTGTGAACTAGTGATGTCATTCATGCTTAGTCTGTCCTCTATCGCACAAACATAAGGAGCCAGGGTGTACGCATAAAATTCTTTCCGGGCATCCAAAATGTTTTGATAAGTTTGACTTTTATTTGCATCGGCGGAGGCCATGTATGCCGGAACATTCATCAAACGACAAATTTCAGTTGAAAAATCTTGTTTTGCTTCCGCGTACATCATGTCTTTTGGTGAGAATGATGTTGTTTGATAATCCAAAGTGCTAGTGAGAAATGCAGTGCCACGCGAATTTCGCGCTTGCTTCCAACTGGCAAGAATTCCTTGCACTTGCGCTTCAGGAAGATCCGCACCGGTATTTTTTAAGAAACCGGAAGGGATTGGAGTTTGTGCCGCAATTGCAGCCGCTTTTTCGAGATCCAAAGCTGCGCGGATAGTGCGGCCTCCGGTTGCAAGAATCCCAGGTTGAAGTGACTGGAATGTGATTAAACTTCCGATTCCATTTTGTGGGCGAACTTCATTGTCAACTGTGTAATATTCAACTTCAGTGTTACGCGCATTGAGTTTTGGTGTGACTCTTTCATTTGCAACCCACGCAAAACGCGCTGGCCTTCCATCATCAGAATAAGTTGCGGTGCATTCCCAATATGCAATTTGGTAGAAAAGGAGCGACTGAACCGTATAGGCAATCGTAACTGAACGCGGTTGTCTAATGTCAGGTTGTTCCAACCACACTGGCAAACCTAATTTTTCTCCGGTTGTTTTGTTATATAAACTTAATGGAATTCCGGCGATGGTTCCGCAAATTAATTGACGGCACTTTGAAACGGTCGGAACCTGCATGGCAGAATTTAGATCAATGCCTGCGTAATCAAATCCCATTCCATAATCACTCCACGCGCCAACGCCGTAGCCTTGATTCATTACGGCCGGGTTGTATTGACTTTTGAGCGTGTCTGAATCCTCTTTGACTAAACGCAGTGCTGACAAAATACCCATAGGCGGATAATAGCCCCATAGCACCCAATACGGACATTCAAGTCATTTAGGATTTT